CATCCGTTAAGTAGAACCGTCCGTAACGTGACAGGTCGGCCTGCAAAGCCGTCTGGTTGTCTGTAGTGCCGGTCTCATCCCACATCAATGTAAACGGTGCCAGGTTCTTAATGGCATTCAGCATAGCTGCCATGTCGAGCACGTTGAGCGATTCCACCTGTATCTGCGTGGATTTACTGGTAACGGTCGGTTTCGACGACATTCCGGCGTCGTCCTTTGTGCTGGCATCGTCAGTCTGCGTGTTGCGCGTGATGGTGTTTGTGGTTGCCATCGCAAAGACCGTGAATGTGGTTCCGTTGAGTGTGCCGACTCGAAGATTCTGTCCTTTTAATGTTGCCATAAATGAATGTGTTAATTGTTAAACAATGTCGAGACGGAGCGTGAAAACGCCTGTCTCAAAATTCTTACCTACAGCACCGGCTCCATATCGAATGTCGGCGGGGATTTCGCTGACCATCCTGTCCAGCTCGTCGCGCGTCTTGGCAGTCAGGGTGACGGTGCCATTCTTCAGCAGTTCGCCTACATAGGCGGGCTGCTTCGTTTCTTTGGTTTCCTCAGTTTTTTCAGTCGCTTTCTTGTTCATCGTCGTCGATTTTAGTTGTAACACATTGGTACATTACCTTTTGATAGTAACACGGCTTCATCCAGTCCCACTCAATGCCCTGCGACTTTGGGTAATCCTCTTGGAGCTGTGGTGTGGCTTGGCCCGACTGATACATCTGCACGATGTACGTCTCGATAGCCTTGCGCACCTTGCCCACAAGCACAGAGACCTCGCCCGGACTGCCTGCGGCAATATCTACGGTTGCCTGCACCACGTCCTCGTCACTCTCCCAGACAACATCCTTCGTGGAATGACAGTTCTGAAATCCGTCGTCGGTGATGATGATGTTCGGAACCGGCGTATTATCCAGTTCGTCTGGTGGCACCTCAAAGCAGGTCGAGACCACACGTCCGCCAACGGCTTCCGTGAGCTCCGAGTCTGCCATGATAGCGTCGTAGAATATTTCTGCAAGACTTTTCATTGGGATTGGTTGTTTCTGTTGAGAAAACCGACGGGCTGACAGCCTTTGCTGCGCATCGGAGCAACCCGTCGGTCGTATCAGGAACTATGAACCTGCTACTTCACGAGAGAGTTTAGATTTCAGAAGAGCTGACGGGCTCGACGAGCTTGATGAGCTTGAAGGCCTGGGGCTTGCCGTTTTTGCCGTTCACCTTGCTTGACATCTCAACCAGCGAGTAGTCGAGACCCATGCCGAGGGCAATCACGTTGCGGTCGAAGTTGGCCGAAGATGTTCCGTCAATATTGAACTCAATGCCATCAGCGTACACCTGCTCGTTCAGGTAGCCGAAGTGACCGATACCGATGTAGCGGCCGGTGTCCTTAGTGGCTACGCCGTCTGCGTCGATGGTGTAGTCGATGTAGGGGCTGACGTGGTAGCGGTAGCCTACGCACAGGCCGTCCTGTACGACGGTGCGGTTGGAGTCAGTGGTGCCAGGGATGAGCTTGGTGAACTTAAAGTCAACCTCGGTGGTCTTGTCAAAGATCATTTCGGGGTCGCCCTCGAAACCAAGGTCGTACATCTCGGCAACCTCCTTGGCGAGGTTCTTACCAATGTTCTCGTCGAGAGTCAGTTCCTTCACAATCACCTGTGCGAACGGCGACTGCAACTTGGTGTACTGGCCGTGGGCGTAGATGTGGAGAGCGCGGAACATGGCCCATCCCTTCTGGAACTTGTAGGTGATGAAGGCGATGATGTCGAAGGCAGCGTTGGCGACGGCACGACGGCTGACGGGTACGCTGGCAGCGACACGCTTGGGCGATGTGGTGATGTTGGCGAAGTCGAGAGCCTGCTCAGCCACCTTGGTCACCTCGCCCTCAACGGTGAACTTCACGTCGTTGATAGAGTAAGGGATGACCTGAGTGCCGGTCACGCCAGTCACCATCACGAGGTCTTCAGGCAGTTCGATGCCGGGAACCTTGGTGTCGATGATGGGTCGAATCTCGACGGGGATCAAGCCGCCAGCCTGCAGGTTGGCCTTCTCGTTCTGGTCGGTGCCTTCGGTGATGGCGTTGGC